GATTGCGGACAGTCTTGGACAGGCGCAGAAAAACGTAGTACAAAAATTACAGTAACTGCGCCAGAAGCTATTCGAGGTGAATCATAATGAGTTTATTATCAGCAGTCGGGGGTTTAATTGGGTTTGCAATGGGTGGTCCTGCGGGAGCCGCACTTGGTTCTGGTATTGGGTCTCTTGCTTCTGGTGGTGATATAGGTGACGCACTAAAAGCTGGTATGTTAGGTTATGTTGGTGGCGGTATGGCTGCTGGCGCGGGGGCCGCAGGTGGTCAGGGTATCACTTCATTGCTAGGCTCAATGGGACTTGGTGGAACTGCTGCAACAACAGCTAATCCGTTGGCTAGAATTAGTACAGCTATGACTGGTGGCAACGCAGCCGCAGGTGGCGCAGCAATGAATCAAATGAGTAAGATGGCTAGTGCAGGTGGCGGTGGTGGACTGACCAGTTTATTTAATCTTGGTCCACAGGGTGGTTCGATTCTATCTAATCCATTAATTCAATCGCTTGCGCTACAGGCTATGCAGCCAAAAGAAGTAAAGATAACAACGCCTTTGCAGGATAGGCAGTTGGCAACAGGAGAACGGCTACCTGATTACCGTGGCACACAAGCCAACGATGTAAGAAGCCGTCGTTATCTTGC